CCCGAAGGGGGTACTAAGTACCAAATTGGTACTCTACCAATCGGTAGCCTCCTTGTAACGGAGACACGTCATGGCGATAACACGACAACCCGGTGATAATGCGGTTAAAACCCGCAGTCGATCCGGAACATTTGCACTTAAGGCGACGCCTTTCAACAAGCCCAATGGGCCGCTTTCACCATTCATGGCGAAAACGGCTTCTGGAACTGTTGAAAAGGATATTCGCCCCACATATGCATATGGTCGTGTTATTGAACTTCCGAACGGTAAAACGTTTCGGAAAGCCACCACCTACTCCCGCGAATCGTGGGTTGTAGGTGAAGCTTCACCACTGCCAATGTGCAGTGGCTGGAACCCTTATACGCGTCGAGCGTACGAGGGTACCGATACGGGCGTCGATGTCGCGGCATTCCTTTCTTCCAGCCCAAAGCTGGTCGGGAACACCGCGCCTCCCGGCGCCTGGAACGAAGCTGTGACGAAGGCTCTCAACCAAATCGCTGATAGTAAGGCGAATATGGGTGAGAATCTTGCCACGTTTGGCCAGACTGTTCGGCTATTCACAGGGAAAGGGCAGGCTGTTGTTGCTCTCGCTAACGCTTTTAAGCGCCGTGAAAACGGTGCTTTGATCAGATTCTGGAATAAATCCCAGAGAGATCTTGCGCGTGAGGGCATTTCCAACAGGTTATCCCGCCTCTACCTTGAATACGTGTATGGGTTTCGACCCCTACTTTCCGATATGTACGGCCTACACGAGTTCTCCAAGCAAAACGAGACGACTGACATGCTAATGTTTGGGCGCGGTAAAGCGTCCCGAACAGAAACCATGGAGGCAAGCGGGTTTTCCAACTTGTCTTACAGTCGTCAACGTCGAGTAAACTGGTCGGCCAAAACCGACGTCAAGTGTCACCTTTGGGCGAGACTTGACCCCGAATGGGGCGGAATACGTGCTTGGAATCAACTCGGGCTCGCAAATCCTTTGGCCCTTGCATGGGAATTAGTACCCTTTTCCTTCATTGTGGATTGGATGCTACCCATTGGGCCAGTGCTGAATGCCTTATCGGCACCAGCAGGATTGCGCTTCGTTGATGGGTCGATCTCTACTCGAACGAGTGAAGAACATTCGATTGAGTACTGGATGGACCGGTCTAATGTTGGCGTGGGGAAGACCCCCGTTAACCAACCCGGTCTATTTCCAGTAACCTACGAAGGGTACAGGCGCCAATCTCTAGGCACCTGGCCCCGACCTGGGTTGTGGATTGATCAAGACCCCTTAAGAGGTGACAGGACATTCAAGGCGTTAGCCCTGGCCATCCTTACCCTTGGGGACAAGAAAATACCACGTTACATTCAGGTATGAGTGTCACGTTAACGCTGTACGGGGTGATACGCCCTATCCTCCTTTAAGAAAGGAACTGCCACATGGCAGCACGTACTAACCTGATCCTCACAGATCGGGCCACGACTCCCGTCGACCACATCTTTACCCCGGATGGGACTGATGCAAACGGCGTCCACCTGTTTTCGAATAAGGTGGGCGTCCCTGCATCCTTCTCAAAGTTCAGCGCTAAGCTGAGCCCGGGTAAGGGTAAGGCACGAGCAACGCTGAAGCTTGTTGTGCCCATCACGCAGACTCAAGTCATCAACGGGGTCTCAAACCCTGTTGTGGTTCGCACCGCCTATGGCGAGGTGAGCCTGACTTTTGACATGCTGTCTACTGCGCAAGAGCGCGCCGACTTGGTCGGAATGCTCGCCAGCTCTCTTCTTGAGAGCCAAACGCAGATCGACGACATGGTCGTGAATCTGTCGGATATCTATTAATGGCCTCGGCACGTCACCCTTCGGGTGACTATACCGTCCATTTCTTAGCTATCCTCGTGATGGCGATGATCATGGGTCTTACCATGTACATCATCTCGCTCAGGAATCCTGAAAGGACCTTTGAATGCATAAGCATCGAACGAGCATACGGAGCAGACGAAAGAAATGGCGCAATGCCAATCGTCGTCTACCCACCTCAGCAGTCGAACTCCTCGCAAATCTCCCAAGGGAGCTCGGCGCGGAAGGAACAGACTACTTCGCAGCCATTTATCTAACATCCGAGTACCGTTCAAAGTACCTGGATGAAGGAGTTGTTTCCTCTGCCGAACGCCGCTCTGCGGCAATCGAAAAGTGGAAACTGGCAGAAGCTAAGAACGCGGTTACAAACCGAATTCTTCGCGAGCGTGATCTGGGCTACAATATTCTGCCCAGAGTAACTTACTCGCAGTTCCTTAAGTTCGGTCGTCGCCTTGTCGCTGACATCCTTGGACCACTTCGTGATGAAGTTGTCCTTGGATCATTCAGCGGCGGTGCTTCGACGAGTCGTAATAGAACTGAGAGCCACCCGGCTCAAAAGTTCTGTGGACAGGCTGACGCTACGGAAGCCGTGGGAATCTACATTCCGGTATTGCACCGGTTGTCCCCACTGCTTCGGCAGTACAACGCGTTTACCGACCTCAGGGAGGTAGATAGCGCTGTATTGTTCACCGTTCCAAAGAAAACTGAAATTGACCGCTGTGCTTGTAAAGAGCCAGATGTCAATATGTTCCTCCAGAAGGGCGTCGGGAATCATATCCGACGCCGTTTAAAACGCTTTGGCATTAACCTTAATGATCAAAGTGTCAACCGTAACTTGGCTGCGATCGGCGCTCGGGATAACTCCTTAGCTACGATCGACCTGTCAAGTGCCAGTGACACCATAACCATCGAGGCCGTCAAGGCGCTTCTACCTACCGAGTGGTTCCTCTACTTAAATGATTTGAGGAGTCACAACGTCTTGGTAGATGGTGAACTTATCAGTACGGAAATGTTCTCAAGTATGGGTAACGGTTTCACATTCGAGCTCGAGAGTTTACTCTTCTATGCTTTAGTGCGGACCGCTCTATATTTTGAGGGCATTCCGGGCGTTGTAAGCGTGTATGGTGACGATATTATCATCCCTTCATCGGGATATAGTATGGTTACTTGGGTACTTAGAGACTTCGGTTTCTCCGTTAACCTTGATAAGAGCTTTCACGACGGACCCTTCCGGGAAAGTTGTGGCGGCCACTATCATGCACACGAAGACGTAACCCCTTTCTATCTTCGCAGGGAAGCAACTCACCTCACGGATCTGATCCGTGTGGCGAATTCGCTACGTCGTTGGACGTTTGCGGACCCTGCTAGGCAGTATATGATGCCAGCCACGTATAATGTGTGGCTCAAATTGGCGTCATTTGTGCCTAAGAGTCTTTGGGGTGGTTCTGACTTTGGACGAGACACTCAACTGGTTAGTCCCGGTCTCCCTAACAAGCAACTTTCTCGCTTGTCGGAGGCTAAGGATTTACCAGCCATAGGGTCTTATCTCCATTGGCAGAACTCTAATTGGAACCGCACTCATGAGCCGGATGATTCTGGCTACACCTCTTCCGACGTCCGAAAGGTTTGTCGGATGAAGAGAGTGCGATTCGGTGCTCAGAGCGAAACGCCGAAATTCCATCAGGAATTAGGCTAACGTTCCACATCCGGTCTTGCGACCGGGGGTTCAACACCCTCC